TTTCCTATTACCATACTATTCTCCTAAAACTTCTCTATTTATATTATACTACTTTTTTCTGATTTATCTTCTACCTGTCAATTCTTGACGAAGTTGATTGTTTTCATGAACATACTTCTCTTGTAAATCAGTATACAAAAGAGTTAATTTATCTACTTTTTCTGATAATAAAACAATTTGTTCTTTCAAATCTTCTTGGCTATCTAAAATCGCAGATATGCCTTTCATCTCTTCCTGATGATTGTAATATGTATTATCAAAATTTTTCCGTTCTTCTTTATCCAATTTAACCTCCTATGAAATTAAACAGGCACTCCATCCACAAGACTTACAAGTTTCACAACCATCCGCAAACACTACATTTGGTGTAGCACAACATTTTATATCAACTGTTTTATCAATAGCATTTTCTTCTATTTCAAATCCAGTCAATGTTGGCTGCTCTGATTTGTCTGCATTACCTTTTACAAGGACCTCTTTTTCTCGACTACCCGCCCTATAGACAGTAATTCCCTTACATGCTTCTTTCCATGCTAACATATAAGCGTCTTCTACATCTTCTTTAGTAGCAGAGTTTGGGAAATTGATTGTTTTAGAGATACCCGAATCACAAGCTTTTTGAAATGCTGCTTGCATCAGAACATGGTCCTCTGGAGATATTTCCGGTGCTGTAGCGTATACTGCTTTAGCCCAATCTGGAACTTCAGGTACAGTAGCCAGTGAACCGCCTTCTGCCAAATAATCCATTAAATCTTCTGAATAAAAACCATGCTTTCTAGCATCTTGTTCAAAATACTTGTTTACGTAGTTTAGTGTCTTACCTTCTAGTATGTTTTGTTTTTTCCAAGCCAATGCAAATGTAGGTTCAATACCACTAGATGTATCAGCTATCATTGATATAGTACCGGTTGGAGCAACTGTTAGTCTACAATGATTTCTGTAGACTTCTGTTTGTTTATCGTAATTACTATTTTCCCATGCAGGGAATGCTCCTCTAGATTTAGCTAATTGCTTAGACTCATCATCTGCCCATTCTCTAACAGATTTCATTATTTTACTTCCGGCATCTCTTGCAAGTTGTGACTCATAGGGTATTTGCATTTGTATTAATAAGTCAGCAAAACCCATAATGCCCAAACCAATCTTTCGAGTTGCCTTTGTCATTTCTTCAATATCTGCGGTTGCATATTTATTAGCATCTATGACGTTATCTAAAAAGTGAACAGACTTTCTTGTTACCCACTCTAACCGATTCCAGTCTACCTTTTCGTCCCAACTATGAGAAGGACCATCAGCTTTTTGATAAAACTTAGCTAGGTTTATAGAACCTAAATTACAAGATTCATTACCTAACAATGGTTGTTCACCACAAGGGTTAGTAGCAATCATCTCTCCATATGTTTCAGTTACGTGGTTGTCTTTGTTTACTTGGTCTAAGAATATCATTCCGGGTTCACCATTTCTCCAAGCCCCATAAACTATTTTGTCAAATACTTCTCGGGCATTAAGTGAACCAGCAACTTCATTGGTTTTAGGATTAATTAAATTATAATCCATGTTGCCTTCTACAGCTTTCATGAAATTAGAATCAACCCCTACAGAAATATTAAAGTTGTGTATTTCACCCTCGACTTTTTTACAATCAATAAATTCTAATATATCAGGATGATAAATAGACATTACTGCCATGTTAGCACCATCCCTTTTTCCTCCTTGTGTAATCATAGATGACACCCTTGAAAGTGTCTTTAGTACTTCTATAGGACCACAAGCAATCCCATGAGTAGATTTAATTCTGTCCCCTTTAGGTCTTAATTTAGACAAAGCAAATCCTGTCCCACCGCCAAATTTTTGGACCATTGCTGCATCGTGTGCTGCTTTCATTATCCCCTCCATACTATCCTCTAAAGGCAATACAAAGCAGGCGGAAAGAGTTCCTTGTTCTGTACCAGCATTCATTAAAGTCGGAGAGTTAGGGACAAACTCTAAATTAGACATTATGTTATAAAATTCTTTCTCAGTTAATTGAGCATCTACAGGAAGTTTACCATACTGTATATCAATACTAGCAACAGCCGAAGCTACCCTAGAAAAAAGTTGAGACGAATTTTCAATTACATCTCCATCAGTATCCTTTAAATAATATCGGTGAGCTAAAATAACCTCTGCTTGGTCTGTGATTGTAGATTTATCTTCTGTGCGTGTTTCTATTTTATTTTCTAATATCATTTAATTTCTCCTGTAATAGTATTCTATTGTTGTCTAAAGTTGCAATACAAGCAAAGTCCTCTTTCCGGAACCCAAAAAGATGGGTTACAAACAGGGTCACCGCATTGCGGGTTTGGTGCAGAGCTAGCCCTTTCACTAGGGTTTACTGGTTGCATTTGTAATGGATTAACTTCGGAATCAGCACCCTTTCGTTCATTATCCATTTGCCTACGGCTCTCCGGGGTTTCCCCGGGACTAATTGCATTAAACCAGTCCGAAGCATTTCCTAAATCTACAAACTTATATGATGTATCATGTGCTGCCTGTAATGCCATTGCAATTGAAAAAAAAGCGTCCCCATGACCCATTGGAGTATCGGGAGCTTTCAATTCATTACTTACAGACAGAATCTGCTGCTTCTGTCTTTCATCTTTTATTAGTTTTAATATACCTGAATGAACAAAATTTTCAAAGACCGAAGCCATGGTATTTTTGCTTTTTTGTGAAAAATGCATAGGTCTCCATCTAGCGTCTAATCCACGGTCTTCTAATTCTCCTCTAGTGTTGTCTACATAACCCGAAGTCATATCAAAGTTGTCTGCCACTTCATTTAAATATTCTATCTGGTCAGAGTAACTCCAACCATCTAAAAAGGAAGAATGTATTTGCTCAATGTTTTCCCCACGCTTTTTAAATATTACTAAATGGGATGGATGCTTTTTCTTTCCTACATCGTACCCACCAAAAACAAAATCTTCTGGCAATAAATCAGTATACTTTTTAGTAGCTGGTACAGAGCGTAAAAGGTCATCTTCACACTTTTCTATATCTTCAGCGTCAAAATAAGACTCCGTAGCAAAATGCGGAATCAACATAAACTCCGAAGCAAAAGACTTAGGCCTAGCTTTTTGTTGTGCTAACAAGTACTTCTCACTCATTATTTCTGGAGCCAATACTCTTCTACCGGGCACTGGGTCTAGTGCTGGTAATACTCTAGCTTTGAATCGTTCATCATCTTGTAACTTAGCCAATATATCATTTGGCATCATAGGTGTCCCCACAACAATAACAGGAGCTTCTTTCAATGGTATGAACATAGACTCTGTCATAAAGTGGTCTTCTACCTTAGTTATTTGTCCCATGTTCAATGGGTTCTCTGGGTCTCTTAATACGTCATCAGCAACTAAAGCACCATTGACGTGCATACCTCGTTTGAAAGAAAACAAACCCCCATGCATAATTTCCATAGGTTTATTGTTCTTATAAAATCTAGCTGAGAAGTCAGCCTTCGGATTTCTATTAATCAACAGTTCCGGAATAATAGGGTTCCTTGCAATAGTTTTATTTATCTCAGCAATATGATATTTCGCCATACCATCACTATATGATAAGTAAAGTATGGACATATCTCTAGGAGCTTTCAACAATCTCCAAACACTAAAAGCATGCCCTAAAATAGTTGATTTAAAATGTCCTCTGGGTAATACCCCAACATAATTCAAACCTGTTTCTAAACATTCTTCAATATCTTCGGCAAGTAAACTTACATGCCAAGCTTTAAAATACTCTGGATTGTCATATGATTGAGCCCATATATTTTCAATAAACTCTCTAAAGCTTCCAACTTCATATCGTTTTTGTTCTAATAAACCATCGGAAAGCATATCAAACGCCCCACCGACACTAATAATGTCTTTAGCCATTTCTATATGTCCCTATGTTTTTGCTCGATAGTTTTAAGTTTTACACCAATTCTCTGTAGAGTGTCTTGGTCTGATATTTCCTCGATTAAAACAGTCATTATATCTTGAACAAACTCTAGGTTTATCATACCTTGAAGTACTTCTCTTTGTCCTTTTATACCTATGTCGGCAGCCCTAGCTGCATCTAAAGCCCTATCATAATGCAATTCACTCATTTCTCTAACAGCTTTATTAGCCATTTCTGTATAGCCATCTAACTGTTCGGCTTGTAACCTAGTAAATCTTTGACCTTCTGATTCTGCTAGCTTTGTTTGTGTGTCTGCTATTGCAACAGCTTTTTGTTCACTCCATCTGTCTTTTTTAGCCCACATATAAATAGTAGGCGGAGCAACTTTGTGTTCTTCAGTAGAAACTTCTTCAGCTATTTCTTTAGCTGTTTTGTCCCCTCGAAGAAAAAGTTCCATTGCTTTTAGTTTTATTTCATCTGGTATATGTTTAGGCATAATTAGTCTTTAAGATTGTCATATATACTGTTGTCATCCATCATTCCATACCCAGAATCAGATACATGTTGGGAATCTATGTTACCCCCTAATGGACTTCCATCTGAATTTAGGAATTGAGAAAAATCCCAGTATCCTGTTTTATCTGTGTGAGCTGTATAACAACTTGGAAATTTTATTTTTGAACCATGCGGTAATTTTATAGCATCGTATTGCATACCTATCTCTCCCCTAGTACATATCCCAGCCCATATATGTTCTTGTTCTGCAATAGGTGTATAATTAGTTCTTTTCAATAAAGTACCTGTAGTTCTTTGTAAATCTTTTACTTGTTGATTACTTCCACAGTCTGTAAATTTACACCAAACAACAGTACCATATTTCTTTTTTACATCTTCTATAGTAGGAAGCTTCTTAGGAAACTTATCTTTATATTCCCTCTTAGGTCCTTCCTTCTTTCCCGGAAAGAACATTTGAAAACCTCTAACTACCTTAGTTAATCCACCAGCTAAACTCATACTAGAACCTCCTCTTGTTCCATAATGCTAGACATGCTGCGTCTGCATAATCTTGTTCGGGGAATTTGTCTCCCCACTTTTCTGTTGCATATTTCATTATATCTTCTTTCTTGGCGTTTCCTTTTCCTACAGTTGCTTTTTTCCATGTGCCATGCGGAACAAACGAAGTATCAATATCTGAATCAATTAAGAAAGCCCAAACAGCCCCAACTACTCGAGAAAGTTTGGTGTAATTATTAGAACGCCCCAACATAACTGGAGCAGCATCTTCTAAAGCTGCATACTTTATATCAATATCTTCAAGACCGATTTTAAAATTATTAACTAATTCTGGAAACCTGTCTGTATATTCCGCTTTTCTATCACATTCCCATTTATACATTTCTGTAATTTCTTCCTTATCATTTATAATTACAGCATGGATAGCAAATGAGGATGTGTCTAATCCCATAAATTCCATACTATATTATACTAAAAATTAAATACTTTCTGCCCGTTTAGTTCGTAAAGTTACAACCCTACTAACTGTTTGATAGGCAGTTGTATAAGTATTTAACAACCCTTGAAACCTTTTTAGCTCAACGGTTTGGTCAATTATATCTTTTTTCTGTTCCCTTAATTCATCAAATCGAGTCATTACTTCACCTCTTAACTCTTCTCTAGTAGGCTTTTTAGTCCCTGACTCTTCATATTCTTTAGCTACTTGATGTAAAGCTGTATTATATCCTTCATTAAAAGCCGCTTCTAAAGCCCCAACCACAGATTCTATATCTGCCAGTTTAGTTTCCAAAGATGCTTTGTATCCACCATAAATAACTAAAAACTTTTCTAACTCATTATCAGGATAACTTGCCAGCTCCCCGAATAATAAATCATGTTCTTTCGGTAAATTTGGGTCAAAAATAGGTATACCAAAAGATTCTACACTTTTTTTAGCTCTTGAAATAGCTTTTATAGGAGTCCAAGGGGTTTCTCTTTGTTGCATTATCCAGCCCCAACCTTTCTACAAGCACACCACGAATTACCAGTACAATCAGTAGGTCTCGCTAACATATCTTGAATTTTAAAACATCTGTTTAAAATCTCATTCCATTTTTCAATATCTCTTTCAATTACAAATGTTTTTATTTTCTGGTCATTTTTATTTTCATAAAAAACAGTTCCTTGATTATAGTCCCCAATATTTAAATAGATTTGCAATTGTATTTCGTGTTCTGGTTTTGGGGCTTTTAGTTTATAAAACCCTGAAGTATTTATAGATTTTAATTCTATAGGATGTTCTCCATAATTATAGTGTTGAATCAAAAAGTCAATCCTACCTGAAATAGGTGGAATATCTTGTTTTACAGCAACTTCTCGGTCAATCAATAAATTCATTTCTTCTAACCATCTGTCTACTCGGTCTTCTAAGAAGCTACCATTTTGAAATATTCTTTGTAAGTTAGGAGACAAAGTCTGACTAACCATTTTGCCGTTATAGCACAACCACAAGTATCTATCACAAGGGTTTCCTAATGCAGATGGATAAAAAACACCTTCTCTAGGAGCGTCCATTACGCCTTCTAAGTGCTCATCTATTTGATTTATCAACCAAGTATCTTCAGTAAATAAACTTTTTTTTACTTTCTTTTTTACGGGTCTAATTTGGTTAATTCCTGCCATAATGATTCCCTTATTTTTTCTAACGTAGTTTCTTTTATATGTATAATATACTCAATATCTTCAAGAGATAGTAAGTCTTTGTCCCTCTTTCTGTCCCTTTTTGATAGATGTCCATACACCCCATCTGCTTCAACAGCCATTTTTATTTCCGGTATATAAAAATCTATTATGTAAGGATGATAATATGCTTGTTGTTCGTAACGTAAACCAAACTCGTCTAAACATCTAGCAATTATCTGCTCTTGCTCTGTATAGTCTCTAGGAGGTAAGTTCATCTTTCAATTTTGTAAATAACTTATCATCCTCTATAAACTTTTCTTTTATCCCATTTAACCCCATAGCTTTAATATCACCATAAGTATACCAAGCCCCAGCTTGAGTAATTAGTTTCTGGTCAATTGCATCTCTAATATAACTTTCAAGAACATCAATACCACCAGCTACTCTAAATGGTACAATAGCAGAAGACCAATTCTCACCGCCAGTTTTTGTTTTTCGTAATCTAATACTCATATCAAAACCAACATTCTGGTCGTTCTCTTTTATCCAACCTTTTCTTTGTACTTGTAGAATAGAATGGGCAAAATATGCTTGCCCTTGCCCTGCAGGCATATTGTCTAATGCTACAGGCCCCATACTAGCACGTACTTGGTTTATAGCTACAAATGCTGAACCATGTTGCAAATATGGAAAAAGTTTTGGGAAGGAACTATTTACAAATCTTGCTTGCCAAGCCATAGGGCTATGAGCAAAATCTCCTTTAGCAACTTCTTCTGAAATTGCGGATGGGATTAAACCAGCAATACTATCAAGCACAATAACTTCAAACCCTTCTACCATTGCCTCTCTAACATGCTCTAAAGCTTCTTCACCAGTAGTAGGCTGAGAAACTAATATCTTAGCATTATCTACTCCACATCTTTCCATCCAGTCTTTATCGTAAGATAATTCAGTATCTACCCACACAGCTTTACCACCCATTTTTTGAGCATTAGCTACTATTTGAGATGCTAAATAAGACTTCCCTACATTTGTTGGACCATATATAAGAGTCATTTTTTTGAATGGGATACCCCCACCAGTAAGCTTATCTAAAGCCGGAATATCAAAAGGTATTCTATTATTGATAAATGTATCACTATCCCCTCTAATAAACTTCAAAGATTTCTTTTTTAACAGTTTTTCTATTGCTTCTTCAGCACTATTTTCCATTCTTCATTCTCCTTCTTATTGCTTCAGCCCATGCAAAATAAGTAGCACAGGTCTGAACAATTTCAATAAATAATTTGGTATCACTATAACCAAAAATTTCTTCGGTTACCTTACCATGTTTTTGTGTCAATAATAGATTCCACCAAGAATCATCATGGTTTTGTTCGCCAAAAGATGCGTCTTGGCGTTCACGTTCAGCTAAAACAGCTTCAAGGACAAGGGCTCTTTCAGAGGAATTATTCACCGTCATCTAACATATCCTCTATTTGAGCATCTACCTTTCCTTTTATAAATTCCCACACAACATCAGCTACTTTTTTAGAATCTTCTAACTGTGGTTCTATTGGAATTTCTGTATCTATTTGGTCTACAGTCAAATCTACTCTACCATATTGATTTTGGTCTAGTGGACCTACTCTAAATGTAAACCCTAAATGGGCACTAACTTTTGGCATCATCTTCTCCTTTGTCATTAAAATGCAATAGTAACATTGCATAGTGTATTATTTTTAGTATATCTTTTCTGGGGGTTCCTTTTTTATCATATCTTGAAGCGTACTTTAGAATATTCCCCCTACAGAATGCTTTAGCGTCCCCACAAGCTTCTATAAAGTCTAAAGTCTGCACTTCGCCTTCGCTATAATGTTCATCATATGTATTGTTTACATACTGAGATATTTCTTCTAAAATTTTATCTTCGTTATATTTAGACATTGTATATTTATTCTAGCAGTTTTTTAGCCCCAGTCAATGTAGTGTCCCAATCTAGTAAAGTGATATATTTCTTCTAATTGTTTTCTGGAACGGAAGGGTATAATGGTCTCAAAGTTCCAAAAAGTTGTTTTAGTTCTTTTTTTTCTAAGGTTTGGGTCTCCTATACCATTATCCCACTGAAAAGCATTTAAATTGTCTACAGTAGCAACTCCTAACACTTTTACATGTGTTGGGAAAACAATAGCAATTATTTCGGGAATCTTTGATTCTTTAAAAATAACCGGAAAATATGGAGGTGTAACCCCTTTTACTCCCATCTTCATGCCTAATGACTTTAAATCCGGATGGTTGTGCTCAGATGTATCACTAATAGTATCATCAGTGTAAGTCTCTTGAATAATTTGTTCCACCGCTAATTCAGCTTTTTTTCCAGTGTCTGTTCTTTTCCTAATATTCCGACCATCTTTTTGATATTGTTTTTCGTTGGGCTTTCGTTGTTCCATGCCCCGAGCAAAAGTATCAGCTCGTAATATAGTATGCTCATCTAAAGGAACATCAACTCCGGAGGTTCCCGTTTTTATCTCATATTTTTCAAGTTCTTCTTTTAAAATATATTTAGGCATTATTTAGCTCCAGTCAATATAATCTTCCGCTGGTATGGGCTTCAATTCTTTTTTGGTCGCCCAAGAAGGAGTAAAGACTTCCATGTCTACTTTCAAAGGTATGTTTTTAGAGTTCTGCTCTAGTAAAGTTTGTATCTCATAAGGTATAGTATCTAACTCAGATTCATGTATCTCACATATAATTTCGTCATGAACCTGTACTAATATATGGCTTTTCTTATCAGCAAGGTATTTGTCTACTTCTATCATCCTTTCGGTCAATAAGTCAGCACTAGTACCTTGTACCATGTAATTTACACCTTTATAAGCAAATTTAGGGTCAATTCTATACACCCGCCCATAACGATTCATTAAGATGTCTCCCCGTCCGGCTGTGGCTACCACTTTATCAAACCATTCCTTTGAACCCTTCATTCCTTGAAAGTATTGTTTCTTGAATTTCCCAGCTTCTTGCGGTGTAGTACTTAGCTGTTGAGCCAGCTTTTTGTTGCCTATACCGTAAATAGTGCCGAAAGTTACCGCTTTAGCGTACTGTCTAAACTCTTTGAAACGTTCATGTGATTCATCTACCCCAAAAGCAAGCTTGGCTGCCTCACTATGAAAGTCTACATCATCTTTGTTTAGTATTTCATCAATAGTTTTGTTCCTAAAGTAAGACATAAAAACACGAACTTCCATTTGTTGATAGTCAAATCCCACCAACTTATATCCCGAACGTGGAATAAATAACCTTCTAATTGATATCTGAGCATCATCTTCTTCACTATATGATTCATCTCCAATATATGCCCAAGTAGACAAAACATCATCTGAAAGTTCTTGCGTAGCGACAATACCTTTTTGAGAAATCATTGCTGCAATCTTTCCTCTAATATCCACCTTCTCTGCATCAGATAATTCATGTTCTTCTAGATTAAAATGGTTTCTTGGAATGTTTTGAAAGTTAGGACTCTGACTAGATAATCTCCCAGTAGAAGTGCCCCAATTATAAAACTGCGTATGTTTCACATCTTTCTTAATATATGGGTCTAAATAAGTAGATATAAGCTTTGCAAGACTTCTGTACTGTCTAATCAATCCTGCAATCCTATGATTTATATTAATAAGTGCAGCCTCATTCCACGATTCCTCACCCTTTGGAGTCTTTACAGGAGAATGTATCGGTGGGTTCATACCATTTAGGACTTCCCCAACTTGTTTTGGGCTAAGTATATCAAAGTCTTTTCCTGCTAATTTATATATTTGTCGTTCAACAACCTCTTGTCTAATCAAGATAGCATTCTTGGCAGACTTAGCATAAAAGTTATCTATACCAATACCACGTCCTTCCATGTCAAACAAAGTCTTAGTTAATTGACATTGAAGTTCATAAATACCAGTTTGTCCTGTATCAATTATCTTTTTTAAACAATTGTTATAAAGCCTTGCTGTTACTAAAACATCTTGCTCACAATAAGGACCGACTAAGTTAATGGGTGCTCTGTCATAACCACCATGCCCGAGGTCTATAGATTTACCATTTTCATCAACTCCTTCGTGACAAAAACAACCTATCTTACCAACCCACTTCTTTTGTTTCATAGTAGTCTTTAGGTCTATATCATACTGTCCTGCGGCTTCCCCAAATCTTCTCTGAGCCGTTGCAGTCAATCCTATACCAACATTCTCATCAGATTTAGGTTCTGTAAGTCTAGTCATAACTAATGTATCAATTAGTTTTCTATTACTAACTTTCAAACCAAGTTTAGATAAAAAATGTAAGTCGAATTTTATATTGTGCCCAATAAAAGTACTAACAAAAACTTCGTCATTTAGTACATTAATCAGAGACTCTATAATTACAGAATCAACATTCTGATATTTACCATCTTTACACCACTCGTCACAAATTAGACGTTCTTCTAGCTCTTTCTGCTTTTTGTTCTTACGCTCAACTTCACAGTTATGGTTGTGTGCTACTGGATAGTACTGAGAAAAATCACTATCTAATTGGGCAATGCCAATACCACAAATAAAATCATCATCATGTACTTCTAAACCTGTGGTTTCAACATCTACAACAACAACAGAATCTTTATCCAAGCGTTCCATCAACAGATGTAACTGCTCGTCTGCGTTTTCCGGTGTTACAATTGTCATGTAACTTAGAACAAAGGCTTTTCAGGAGTAGTAGCTTGTGGCTCACTTCCTAATGATAACTCAATGTTTTTACCATATCTGTCAAGAAAGTATTCTTTTAGTAAAGGTAATTCTGTTATCTCAGCTTTTCTTTCTTCAGGTATCTCTTCTGTTTGTGGAGTTGCTGACAAAGTATAAGAAGTCTCTAATCCAGCACCACTTCTTTTAATTCTGATAACTCCTTTGTCTAATCCGCCCCAATCACTATAAATACCAGACAGTTGGTCCCAAACATAGTCGTTTCGCCCAAAACCTAGACTAACGATTCTAAAATCATTGATGTCTTCTCTATACATCATTTTTCCACCGGGTCCTTCTACAGCTGCCCAATCGTCATTTAGTCTGTCTAAGTGTACTATTCTGTGGACATATGCCCAAAAAGCAAACTTACTAGACGCTCTAGTACCTTCAGGAACTATACTGTCATCTACAGTTTCATCTTTTAGCAAGTTTATCCATCTGTTACCCATTCTAAAAGTATATAGGTTTATTTCGTCCATAAACTTATCTTCTTCATTACCTGTCGCAATTGATGAAAGAAAAACTTGGTCACCATCTTTGAACCAAACTTCTCTACTTGGGGCTTGAGTTTGTTGTTGAGGTCTTCTTAAGTCCTCTCTTTTGCGTTGTATTCTTGCAATACCACTCATTTAAATCTCCTATTATATTATTGTTTTATTTTGTAATACCGTACGTAACGTCTCGACATCTCGGATTTCTTGAACGTCTTTATATTTTTTTGGTAGTCTTAAGTATGATATCAGGAAACGTTCATTGATGTCAAGGGTTGCTTTCTGCATACCTTTGCCACCAGCATCATCGTTATCTAATGCTAATACCACTCGTGATGGATTGATTTCACCTAACAAGTCAATTTGTTTTTTTGAAAGGTTAGCACCTAAAACACCAACGCTAGCATAACCATGCTGCTGTAACCACATACAATCTAAAGCACCTTCTACTATATAAAGTTCTTGCTCTTCTTTTATGTGGTTTATACCAAACAACGTTTGTGATTTCTTAAAGCCCCTAGAAAATAAATACTTAGGAACAGCTTGTAAACGCCTAGAAATCCAACCAAGAACTTCATTATCTGTATTTTTAACCGGAATCATAAAGTCTGAATATTGATTTATCTTACAATCCCACTCTAATATTAGTTGTTTTGTAAAGCCTCGGTCATATATCCAATGGTTGTTAGGCACTTCCATTAGGTTTTCGGGTTCTTCGTAACCTACTTCTCGGTATCCATCTTCTAATTCTTGCTCTAAAAAAACAGAATCAAGCTCTGTAGATTGTATATCTAAGTTATCATCTAATTCGTAACTTAATTCTTCCCAAGACTTGCCGGAAAGTTTGAATATAAATCCTTTCAAACTGCCCTGACCACAACCAGCAAAACAAATCCATAATCCTAAATCTAAATTTAAAGAACACGAAACTCTTCTGTCATCGTGAAAAGGGCAGCTAATCATCACCTGCTCTTCGTAAGGTACATCAACCCCATATTTTGTTAATACAGAGTACCAATCTACCATTATCTATCCCTTTTGTTTTTTCTAAGGAACAGAACTACTTCATTTCGGTAACCATTCTCATCTGTAGCAATACCTTTTCTGATATCTCCTACAGTAATGTCAATCATTGGTCTACCATCTCCTTTACTTCGTGTAGATTTCACAACAATATTGCTATCATCGCTACTTCCAAACCAATCTAAAAGTCCCATTACAATCCTCCTATTCGTCTTCGAGCATAAAATAGGCTGGGGTATACCCTTGTAGCTCTCTTATATCTCCTGTGTTTACTCCCCACTGCATGTAGGTTATGTTCTGTGATAAATCCCCATCACGATATTTTTGGAATTGAACCATTCTTTTATCGTCTTCATCTTCTACGCCACACATGGCTAACGCCACGTCTGCGGCTCTAATCAAAGCATCTCCAAATGCCACATGATTAGGTTTTGGTGGGCTAAACATATCAGAAGCCTCTCTGTTAGCTTGGGTAGTAACTAATATCGGTGTATTTATTGCAGTAGCTAGATTTTTTAATCCATAAAACAATCTGTGTGACTGCTCCCAAGCCGCTGATTTTGAATCCCCTGCGGAAATCAAATATACACCGTCAATCACAACAAACTCTGGTTTATGTTTTCTGACTAAACTAGCAATAGACTCTAATGAAAAACCCATCTGACCTGCAATATGGTCACTTACCAACAAATCTTTTTGGTTAGATGTTTCTAAAAAGTCTCTATAGTCATCTTCATTTATAGGTTCTCCATGCCGTAATGCCATATGAGAAAATTCATAGTTATGTAGTTTTGCTAACACCACATCAATTCTCATGTTTATAGCACGATTAGGCATTTCGGTAGAAATTAATAACGTTCTATGCCCCGCCTTTACTGCAGTAGCAGCGGCATGAACACAAAGCCATGTTTTACCAATTGTAGGTCTAGCAAAAGCTGCTATTAATTCTCCGGGCATCCACCCGACCCCTCTAGAGTTCAAAGAATCAAAACTAGTAGGAATACCCATTAAGCCATCCCCCAACTTTCTTCTTTGTTTTCTATTCTTCCATTCTTCTAATCTAGTCAATTCCCCACTATCATAAGGCATGACATCTTCGTCATACACGGTTTCGATGTCTGTTAGCCCTGACATTATGTTAGACAAAGCTTTCTTAGGGTCATCAAAAATTAAATTAGAATTAGAATTAACCGCCCTTAATACATTTCTTTGTAATAAAGAACGCTTAAATTGTTCGTACGCATAATCAAAATTTGTATCACTTGCTTTAGAATCTAAGCTAGGAAACTGTTGCTCTAAAACAACCTGAGAAGGAAACTCCCCATGTTTGTCAAAATAAGTTACTAACCAATCAAATGCTTCTCCATGTTTAGCAAAATCATTCTTGACGTGTTTAAAATTATGTAAATTACCTTCTGTATTTAAATTAAAGATTACTGCGGATTCTATAAATTCCGGACTAGGCACTTACTCCTCCTTGTTTGGTATATATTACCCTATTTGAATCTGAATATACATTGTATGTTACATCAGACGTATCTATCTTGTCAAGATAATTTATAGCTTCCTCAACTGTATTAAACTGTGCTTCAGTCCAAATGTCAGTATTGTCATTCTTTGAAGCAATAATCTTAACTTTTTTTTCTAATTCGAGTTGATTTTTTTGTTTTTGTATTAGTCTTCCCCGAACTCTTTTTCGTCTGGGCATTAGTCCACTCCTGTAACTTACTTTTTATTTGTTTTAATTCTTTTTTCTGTGATGCTGATGGAAGCCAAATAGAATCTAATACTATAAGACCATTCCAGAGCTTTTTTATTTCTGGAGTTCCATATCTTTTAACCGCCCAATAAATATCGGGGTAATCTGGAACTAAATAATATTTTATACCAGCAGTAAAATAGGGGACAGAAACTGTTCTGTCGTTCCGTTTTATACAATTAAGTATAGCACAAGCAATATTTTCAGGCCCATAATCCTCTAAAACCACTTTTAGCTTATGCATTTCATTCCCTATAAAGCCAACACCTTCATATTCAAACCCGTGTTTTTCCTTATATAAAGATGAAAACAATTCATATAAGCTTTTAGAATTTAAGTCTTTAAGAATCAGAGTCTTTTTCAAGCTTTTCATCTAACCACCTAAATTTTTCTCTTAGTGCGTTTCTAATTTTATAAGCCCCATCTCCTTGTTTATCCAAACATTTAGAAAAATCTGGTACTCCCAATTGATTTTCTTCTGTTCTATATCCTAAACAATAAATACATATTCTACAGGCTCTCAAGTCATCTGTTATTTCATCCATGGTAAGCCCCTCAAACTTTAGCTTTAGGAATTTACGCTCTCTTTTTGACATATGTTGCGATGAAACTAACAAATCGAGCTCAATTTCTTGGGCATAATTATCATTTGCCCTTAAAGCAGTCTGAATTTCTTGGGGTATAACAGGATTATCATTATCAGAAAAATCATAATAATCATCTATGCTCTTAGGAACAGGTCTTCTTTGAGCTTTACTAATTAATGTTCTGATTGTATTGACTAAAGATGTGTGTAAATAGGTATGAAAAGAAATGCCTCTACCTTCATCATAAGCTTTTGCGGCCTTAAGTAAAGAAATTCTCAGCTCTTGAGCTAAATCTTCTTTATCCATTCCCACTATAAATGCAGATGAGGACATTTTTTGGATTTTAGGTTCCCACTGTATTACTAAATCATTATTAATTTCCATATCGTTATTCTACTCTGATTGTTTGGAATCTCGTAAGATTCGAATATGAAAATCTATAAGTAATATTATATCAGATATTATAATATTTATCTACACGGATAAGGCTCTTTTGCCTTTTCTATAACAACTTTGAGAACAATAGTTGTAAGTAAACCCTTGTTCATATGCTTGTTTTATCTGGCTACGTTTACGATAAAAAGGTATTCTACAGGTGGCACAGTTAATTTTTAGATTGTAATATTGAAAATGACAAGAACCATCATGTACTAATTTCGTACTAAGCTCCCCACATATTTTGCAATGTCTGGGATTTTTCATTTTTTTAGCCCTTACAGTAGGAATATCAAATTGTTTTAGTACTTTGAATACATACTGTCTAGACACATTAAATGCATCCCCAATCTGTTGGAGAGTATCATGTGGGTTATCATATCTATATTGTATAATTTTAGAAGTCTGAGACTGACGCTTGGCTTCTTTCATACTCTTTTACTTGCCCAGAAATTTGAGATTTCCATTTATTTGCTAAATAGTTTGCATCAACATCCCCAGATTCTCCGGGACCATTTTTTATCCCCGATGAAGCAGCAACTATTCTAGTCCATTGTGCATCTGTAAATGATACTGTTACGTCTGGCATTATTTGTCCTCCTTTAATTTATTAATTTCTTTCTTTAATTTTTGCACTTCTGATAATAATAAGACAGATAAAGCTGGGTAGTTTACAGAATCTGGGTTACCATTATCATCTAAAGTTACCATTTCTGGGAAAAGCTCAACAGCTTCTTCTGCAATTAATCCAAAACTGTTAGTTTTATAAGTTTTGTCTGTATAACTCACAGGTCTTAACTTATATATATCTTCGGTTTTTAAATCAATGTCTCGTATATCTTCTTTATATCTTGCTGATGAAGTGTATTTTATAAATAAATTACTTGAGTTATTTATATACATAGCAGATAACCCACTAGTTGAACTTGATGTAGACAATGGTGCTGTAAGCCCATCACTATTTAGTTTAAGCCTTTCACCACCCCCAGTAAAGAAAGAAATTGTGTCAGCGGCTGAGTTATTAATATAAGTGTTAGTGTCATTACCCCAAGTATATCCTCCAGCCACGTAAACAAACCCACTACTATCTATATAAGCCTCTAGGTCACCCCCAGCAGCAAACCCTAAGATATTTGCTCCAGCTCTATACATTCCTGTATCAGGGTCTGATGAAAATGAATACGTGGGCGTAGAGTTTGAACCATCACCCCAACGAAAGTCAGCACCAATGTTTCCTAGAGCACTTCCGCTAGAATCTTTTAGATATAAGTTACTTCCGCTAATATATAAAGACCCTTGAACACTACCGTTAGTAAAAAATAGTTCAGAAGGATCATCACCTTCACCCATATCGTGTATTTCTATACTTCCATTAGCAACAAACTCAGCGTCACCTGAGTAACCAATTTCCTTACCAAAGTTTGCTACTTGATAAAGTGTAGTACCTGAACCTATAGGAGCATATACACCTAATGTATTCTGACTATTGTATGTTTGTGCCTGAAAATGCCCATAAGCATTTCCACTAGTATCTGTAAATTTTAAA